TCAGGTGTTATATATCTCAATGGCTCTACAGACTATATAGAAATGTATATGTTTAGTAATACTGGAAATATTCAAACTGGACCTTCTGGCACATTTTTTCAAGCTGCTTTAATTAGGAGTGCATAATGACACTATACGAAAAAATTAAACAACTATATCCAGAACTAGAAGATAAAGATTTTATGACAGTCATCACTCTACAAAACGACTCTGATGGTCGTGGCGATTACATAGCTAAATGGGAACATCCAACATTAGCTAAACCAACTGACGAACAATTAAAGGATTAATGTATGCCAATTACACTAGACGGAACCAAAGGAGTTGGATTACCATCATGGACTACTGCAGGTAGACCTACTACTGGTATATCGACAGGGTATACAGGATACAATACGACCACTGGTCAGATAGAAGTTTATAACGCTACATACAATACTTGGTCAAATGCTGGTACATCGGGTATAACATATTCCGTTTCTTATTTACTTGTTGCTGGAGCAGGTGGCGGAGCAGGTGGAACTGGAGGTGGTGGTGGCGGTGGTGCTGGTGGATTATTATCTGGAACTACCACATTAAATACTGGAACTATCTATTCATTTACTGTAGGTGCTGGAGGTTCAGGTACTAATGCAAATGGTACAAGAGGAAATAACGGTTCAAACTCTACAGCATTTAGTTTAACTGCGATAGGAGGCGGAGGTGGAGGGCCTTTAAATACTAGTGGTGCAGCAGGCGGTTCAGGTGGTGGTTGTGGTCGTGATGGTAATAATGCTGGTGGTGGTGCTGGTACATCAGGTCAAGGTTTTGCTGGAGGAAATACACCAGGAAATGGTTTTGCATCTGCTTCAGGTGGTGGCGGTGCTGGAGCTGTTGGTGGTAATGGTTCAGTTACTGGTAGTGGTTCAGACGCAGCCCCTGGAGGAGCTGGAGGCACTGGTACTGCATCATCTATTACAGGGTCATCAGTTACTAGGGCTGGTGGCGGTGGCGGTTCAGCATATCTTAACACTGCTGGTGCTGGAGGTTCTGGCGGTGGTGGTGCTGGAGGTAATAATACTGTTGGAACAAACGGAACAGCTAATTTAGGTGGTGGTGGAGGTGGAGGTATGAATGGCACTGGAGGTAATGGAGGTTCAGGTGTAGTTATTATTTCTGTTCCTACAGCAAACTATTCAGGTACAACAACAGGCTCACCAACAGTTACAACATCAGGTTCAAATACTATATTACAATTTAACGCTTCAGGAAGTTATACAGCATAAGGATATATATGGCACATTACGCAAAAGTTAATAACGGAATTGTAGAGCAAGTCATTGTAGCAGAAGCTGACTTCTTCAACACATTTGTAGATACAAGTCCAGGTACTTGGATTCAAACATCATATAATACCTATGGTAATCAACATAAACTTGGAGGTACTCCATTAAGAGGTAACTATGCTGGTATTGGTTATACATATGATGCTACTAACGATGTATTCTATGCACCTAAACCTTTCCCATCATGGACTCTAAATGAATCAACATGGTTATGGGAAGCTCCTGTAACATATCCTACAGATGGTAAAAGATATATTTGGGATGAAGCAACAACTAATTGGAAGGAAGTAGTATGAGTGTAACGCTTAATGGTAGTAATGGTATAACCTTTAATGATGGTAGTTCTCAGACTGCTGCTGCAAGTCCATTTGGATTGAAAAATCGTATAATTAATGGGGACTGTAGGATAGACCAGCGTAATGCTGGTGCTAGTGTAGCATCTCCTTCAGACACCTATACTTTAGACAGGTTTTATTCTAGACAAGTAGGTGGTGGTGTAGCATCTATTCAACAATCATCAACAGCTCCTAATGGATTTAACAACTCTTTATTATTTACTGTTACTACAGCAGATAGTTCAATAGTGACAACTGATAGATATTATATTAGACAGTATATTGAAGGATATAATGTTGCAGATTTAGGTTGGGGAACTGCATCTGCTCAAACAATAACATTGTCTTTTTGGGTAAGAAGTTCTGTAACAGGAACATTTGGTGGTTCATTGCAAAATGATGCAGTAGATAGAACATACGCATTTACTTATACAGTTTCTTCTGCAAATACTTGGGAACAAAAAAGTATAACAATTGCTGGTGATACATCTGGAACATGGTTAAAAACTAATGGAATTGGGTTAATTGTGCAATGGAGTTTAGGTATGGGTCCAACATATCTAACAACTGCTGGTTCATGGACTGCTGGGAATTATCTTTCTGCAACTGGTTCTACAAATTTAATTGCAACTAACGGAGCTACCTTCTACATCACAGGTGTCCAACTAGAAGTAGGCTCAACAGCAACACCGTTTGAAAGAAGAATGTATGGTCAAGAGTTAGCGTTGTGTCAAAGGTATTATTGGATGATGGTAAAGCAAACTACAGCAACTATTATAGCTCTTGCAAATATGTCTTATTACAATAATACTTATCTTGGTGGAAATATTACACTTCCTGTAACAATGAGAACAGCACCATCACTAGATGCAGCAAGTGGAACAAATTATTATATTATGTTTAGAAATAATGGAAATAATACTGTTAATTCATGGTCTATTGTAGATTCTCAACCACAAGTTGTAAACATTTATAATACTGCTCAAGCAAGTGGAACAGCTGGTCAAGCTGGTTGGTCTAATACAAATGCTTCAGGTGCTTATGTTGCTTTTAATGCGGAGCTATAACAATGTATAAATTAATTAAAAATCCAATTACACAACAAACAAATGTAGTAAACAAAATTGAAGAAGGTAGAGTATTATCAATTCCTTTTAATCCTGATAACACAGATTACCAAGCCTACTTAAAGTATAAAGAAGAAGGTGGTAAGGTTTATGGTCCAGACGAGGAAGTGCCTAGTGGGCAAACCTCTAAGTGATTTAACTGGATTTCAGTTTGGTAGTTTAACCATACTGAAATTAGGAAGATCAAAAGGTAATGGTGCTTGGTGGATTTGCCAGTGTAAATGTGGCAAACAAAAAGAGATTAAAGCATCTGATATGGTGCAAGGTAAGATTAACTCTTGTGGATGTGAACATAAAGAACGAATAGCTAAGGCTAATACTACTCATGGTAAAACAAACACAAAGACTTATTCTATGTGGTTGGCTATGAGAAATAGATGTAATAGGGTAAATCAAGACTATTCTTCTCGTGGAATTACTTATGATAAAAGATGGGATAGTTTTGAAAACTTCTATCTTGATATGGGTGAAGCTCCAGAAGGAATGAGTTTAGATAGAATTGATGTTAATGGCAATTATGAGAAATCTAATTGTCGTTGGGCGACAAGAGAACAACAAGCTAATAATACAAGAGCTAATGTTTTTGTAGAATGGCAAGGTAAAACACAAACAATAGCACAATGGGCTAAGGAACTAAATATGAATTATGACAAACTAAGAAGTAGAATTGTTAGGTACAAATGGTCTTTAGATAGAGCCTTTGAAGAAGGCAATACACCTAACAATACTATCTGCATTTGCCCCAGTTGCTGTTGATTTAGGTAAGTCCTTAATCAATAAGTTTATAGCCCCTGACCAATTCAAGCCAGCTACTATAGAACAATATGTTAAAATGAAACAGATTGATCTAGACTTTTTTAAAGTCATGAATGAAGCTGGTGGGGGTAATCCATCATACTTATGGGTAGAAGCTGTTATAAGACTCATGCGACCAGCTATAGGTATTTTAGTACTAGCTACATGGGCTACTATGCACCTAAATGGTACAGCAACCAATGAAGTAGATAATTTTGCTAGTGCAGTAGGTTTTTATCTCTTTGGTGAACGTTCTTTAATGCATATTAAGAAGAAATGAGTTTAACAAAACACTTTACTCTTAAAGAGTTAACAGCATCAGATATAGCAGCAAGGCATGGAATAGACAATACTCCAACTAGCCCTTTAATTTTAAAAAATTTAAAGATCTTAGCAGAAGGGTTAGAACATGTCAGAGAAGTATTGGGAAAGCCTGTTATTGTTAATAGTGGCTATCGTTCTACTATGGTTAATACACTGGTTGGAAGTAAACCGACAAGTCAACACACGAAAGGACTGGCGGCAGATTTTATCTGTCCCGCTTTTGGAACACCTAAAGAGATTGTTAAAAAGATTGTATCTAGCGATATTGAATACGACCAAGTTATCTTGGAGTTTGATCGTTGGGTTCATATTAGCTTTTGTGAAGAAGGTTATAAACCTCGTAAGCAAGCGCTAATCATAGATGGTAAGGGTACTAGAAACTTTAACTAAGAAAGGTAAATAATTATGCCAATGGTCGGAATGAAAAAATTTGCTTACACAGAAAAAGGTAAGAAACAAGCTAAAGAGTATGCTAAAAAAACTGGTAAGAAAATGACTGCTAAAGCTAAAAAAGGAAAAAAATAATGGCTATGATTAAAGAGTATGGTGGTATGGAAAAGTATAAATCTAAAAAAGCTATGAAGGCCCATGAGAAAAAAGAAGGTAAAAAAATGGAAGCCAAAGAAAAAGTAATGGCTAAGAAGAAAAAGAAAAAATGATACAAAAAGGTAAAGAGAAGTTTTCAGGTTATAACAAACCTAAACGCACTCCTTCTCATCCTACTAAGTCTCATGCTGTACTTGCTAAAGTAGGAGATAAGGAAAAGCTTATTCGCTTTGGTCAACAAGGTGTAAGTGGTGCAGGATCTAATCCTAAAACACCTAAAGAGAAAGCTAGACAGAAGTCATTTAAGGCTCGTCATGCAAGTAATATATCTAAGGGTAAAATGAGTGCAGCTTACTGGGCAGACAAAGTCAAATGGTAAAAAAACCTAAGAGTAAAGTTAATCAAGCAGGAAACTATACTAAACCTACTTTACGAAAAAGCTTATTTAATAAAATAAAAGCAGGAAGTAAAGGAGGAGATCCAGGTGAATGGTCTGCTCGTAAGGCTCAAATGTTAGCTCGTGAGTATAAAAAAGCTGGTGGAGGCTACAAGTAATGGCTTTAGCTAAATCACAAAAGTCTTTAAAGGATTGGACTAAGCAGAAGTGGAGAACCTCTGATGGTACTCCATCTAAGGGTAAAAAAAGATACTTACCTGACGCTGCTTGGAAAGCTTTAAGTCCTAGTGAAAAAGCCTCTACTAATAAAGCAAAAGCTCAAGGTAATAAAAAAGGTAAACAGTTCGTATCACAACCAAAGAATATAGCTAAAAAGACAGCTAGATATAGATAATGAAAGATAAATTAGATCAGATTAGAGAGTCAGCAGAAGCTGACTTATCTATCTTCATTAAATTGGTAGCACCACACTTGATGTTAGGTGCTGTACATGAAGAACTTATTAACTGGTGGACTCGTTCTGAGTCTAAGAATAACCAATTAGTATTACTTCCTCGTGGACACATGAAGAGTAAACTAGTTGCTTATAGAACTGCCTGGTGGATTACTAAATACCCAGAGACTACAATTCTATATGTATCTGCTACGGCAGACTTGGCTGAGAAACAACTATACGCTATTAAACAGATTATCGATAGTCCTATCTATCGTAGGTATTGGCCTGAGATGATCCATCCTGAAGAAGGTAAACGTGAGAAATGGGCAGTTTCTGAAATTGCTGTTGATCATCCACAAAGAAAACTAGAAGGGATTCGAGATGCAACTTGTAAAGCTGTTGGTCTTACATCTAATACCACAGGTTTTCATGCTGACGTTGTTGTTCTTGACGACATTGTTGTACCTGGGAACGCTTATACAGCTGATGGCCGTGAGAAAGTTGAGGCAGCTTATTCTCAACTTGCTTCCATTGAAAATCCTGGAGCGAGAGAATGGGTAGTAGGTACTAGATATCACCCTAAAGACATCTATGATACCATGGTAGCGATGAAAGAAACTATTTATGGTGATGATGGTGACATAACTTCAGAAGAAGAAGTGTATGAGTTGTTCCAAAGAGTAGTTGAGACAGAAGGAGAGTTCCTCTGGCCTAAACAGACTCGTGCAGATGGTAAGAAGTTTGGATTTGATGATAAAGAATTAGCACGAATCAAAGCAAAATATATAGATGCAACACAATTTTATGCACAATACTACAATAATCCTAATAGTGAAGATGTTGCAAGAATTAGTTCTGAAAAGTTTCAGTATTTTGATAAGTCTATACTCCAAAATAAAGAAGGAGATTGGTACATTAGAGATAGGAAGCTTAATATTTATGCTGCTATTGACTTTGCTTTCTCTCTTCGTAAAAAAGCTGACTATACAGCCTTAGTTACTATTGGTGTAGACCATCAAGGTAACTATTATGTACTAGATATTGACAGATTTAAGACAGATCGAATAGTTGATTACTATGACCATATAGTAAAAGCTTGGGAAAAGTGGGGATTCAGAAAGATTAGAGCTGAGGTTACTGTAGCTCAACAAACCATCGTTAAAGAGTTGAAAGAAAGCTATCTTAAACCTAATGGTATACCTCTTTCAATTGATGAATTTAGACCTACAAGATCGCTAGGTGATAAATACGAACGTGTAGCTGCAGTATTAGAACCTAAATATGATAACATGCAAATTTGGCATTACAAAGGTGGTAATTGTCAATCATTAGAAGAAGAGTTAGTGATGGCTCATCCTCCTCATGACGACATTAAAGATGCTTTAGCTAATGCGATATCTATTGCAATTATTCCTAAAAATAGAGTAGGAACATTTTCAATAGGTAAAAATATAGTTACTCACAGCCGCTTCGGTGGTGTTTCTTACTAAGGAAAAATTATGGCAGGATCAGTAGCACAACTAAGACAATTACTTAATAGAGAGACTCTAGCTAGAAAACTAGCAGGTCTTTATAATAATTGGTGGATTCAACGTGATGATAAAGAAGCAGAATGGAGAGAGCTCCGTAACTATCTATTTGCTACAGATACTACTAAAACTACTAACTCTAAACTACCTTGGAAGAATAAAACAACTCTTCCTAAACTTACACAGATTAGAGATAACCTACATGCTAACTACATGGATGCTTTATTCCCTAACGATGACTGGGTTAAGTGGGAAGGTTATAACTTAGAAGCTTCTACTCATAATAAACGTAGAGCTATCGAGTCATACATTAAGACTAAGTTAAGAGAGTCTGGTTTCAGAGAAACAGTATCTCAACTTTTATATGATTATATTGATTATGGTAACGTCTTTGCTGACGTAGTTTATGTAAATGAAACACACAAAGATCAATACACAAATGAAGAGATTACTACCTACCAAGGTCCTAAACTAGAAAGAATATCACCATTTGATATTGTATTTAACCCTACAGCTAAGACTTTTAAAGAATCTCCTAAGTTTACTCGTTATGTTAAAACAGTAGGAGAGTTAAAGAAAGATATTAAATATCATCCAGATTTAAAATATGATGAGGCAGCTTTTGAGAAAGCTATTGCTGTTCGTAGAAATATCTCAGCATTTAAGATGGAAGATGTTAATAAGGCTGAAGGCTTTATTGTTGATGGTTTTGGTTCATTACAAGAGTACTACCAATCAGGTCTAGTAGAGATACTAGAATTTGAAGGTGATATCTATGATGAAGTTAAAGGTGAGCTTTTAGAACGTAGAATTATTACAATCATTGATAGATCTTATATTATTCGTAATATTGAGAATCCATCATGGTTAGGCCGTGATACTAAACATCACGTATCATGGAGAGAAAGACCAGATAACCTATATGGTATGGGTCCATTAGATAACTTAGTAGGTCTACAATATCGTATTGACCATCTAGAGAATCTTAAAGCTGACGCTATGGATCTTACTATTCATCCTCCTATTGTTATTAAGGGTGATGTAGAACCATTTGAATGGGGTCCAGAAGCTACTATTCACATCCCTGAAGATGGTGAAGTCAGTATGCTTCCTCCTAATGCTGCTGCCTTCCAAGTTAATAACGAGATTGCTTCTCTATTAGCTATCATGGAAGAAATGGCAGGAGCTCCTAAAGAAGCTATGGGTATTCGTAGTCCAGGTGAGAAAACAGCGTTTGAAGTACAACAATTACAGAATGCTGCTGGACGTATATTCCAACATAAGATTAACAAGTTTGAAATTGAGTTCCTTGAACCAATCTTAAATACTATGTTAGAGATGGCTAGACGTAACCTAGATATTACTGAACTTACTAGAGTTATGGATGATGACTTAGGTGTAACTGATTTCATCTCTATTACTAAAGAAGATATCACAGCTAAAGGTAAGCTACGTCCTATCGGTGCTAGACACTTTGCTGCTAGAGCACAACTCGTACAAAATATGATGGGAGTATTTAATAGTCCTATGGGTCAAGTTATAGCACCACATGTCTCTTCTAAGCGTCTTGCTAAGATGATTGAAGAATACATGGGCTTTGAGAATGATGGAGCCTATTTCAGAGGAATCAGAACCTCCTGCAATGTAAATATTACTTGACTTTTAAGTAATTGTATGTTATAATTAGTGTATGGATTTAAAATCTGAAAAAGCTAAAAGCTTATCAAAACAAGAAGTTTTCGATTTACTTAAAGCGTATATCACTGACCAAGTTGAATTGTCTAGACGTAAATGTGTAGATGAAGAGAATTTCTCTCTTCCTTCTTGGGCTGAATATCAAGCTTATCAATTAGGCTTCCAAAAAGCATTTCTTAAACTTCAGTCTTTATTACCTGACAAAGGAGAAAAATAGTGTCTGAAGACAATAAAATTACTGAACCAAGTACCAACGAGGCTCAGAACCAAGATAACCAACAACCACAATTCCAGATTCCGACAGAAGCTGCTGATTTTGTAGGTGATGGTAAAAAGTACAATTCTGTAGAAGATGCGTTAAAATCAGTACCACATGCTCAAAAGCATATTCAAACTCTTGAGTCTGAACTTGCTGCTGCTCGTGAGGAACTAGCTAAACGTAGAACTACTGAAGAACTACTAGATGAAATTAAGTCTGGAATTCAACCACAGGCTACCCCTGCTGGAACTGAATTTGATCAAGATAAATTATTGCAATTAGTTGATCAAACTCTCGAAGTTAAAGAGAGACAGAAAGCAGCTAAATCTAATGCTGATACAGTAGCGTCTAAGTTTACTGAGAAGTATGGATCTAAAGCTGAAGAAGTCTATAACTCTGTAGCTAAAGAAAGTGGATTAACTGTCCAACAATTAAATAACTTGGCAGCTAGTTCTCCCAAGATTGTACTAAAACTTGCTGGTCTAGAAAGTACATCTGCTCCTGTAGCAGGTAAACCTACTAGTTCAGTTAACACAGAAGCACTAGGTCAAAAGGTTGACCCTAGCCAATTATCAGCTAGAGTTAAGCAGGGTGCTACTACTAAAGATTTAGTTAATGCCTGGAAGATCGCTGGCGAAAAAGCTAAATTAAATTTATCACAATAATAAGGAAAAAACATGTCACAATTAACTAGCAATACAACTGCCTTTATTGAGGCACAACAGTATTCACAGTTTATTCTTGATAACTTACATGATTTCTTACTACCTGAAGGTATGTGGAGAGATGTATCAGACTTTGGTTCTGGCACTACTTTAAACATCAAAACAGTTGGTACAGTATCAATTCAAGATGCAGCTGAAGATACACCATTAAACTTTAACCCTATCGACACAGGTACTATCACACTTGCTATCACTGACTACGTTGGTGACGCATGGAAAGTTAGTGATGACCTCCGTGAAGATGGTGCTCAAGTAGACTCATTAATGTCTATGCGTGCAATGGAATCAACACGTGCTCTTGGTGAAAACCATGAATCACGTTTCTTATCAGTAGCTAACGCTGCTCAAACTAACGCTAATGTTAACTTAGTTAACGGCCGTCCACATCGTTGGGTAGCTGGTGGTGCTTCAGCATCAACACGCGTTATGACATTATCTGACTTCATTGCTATGAAATTAGCATTTGATAAAGCTAATGTTCCTGCAGCAGGTCGTATCGCTATTGTTGATCCAATCGTTGAAGCAACATTAAATAGCATTCAAAACTTAGTTAACGTATCTAACAACCCAATGTTCGAAGGTATTGTTACAGAAGGTTTTGCTAAAGACCATAAATTTGTTAAAAACATCTTTGGTTTCGACATCTGGACTTCTAATCGTTTACCAGTTAAGACAGCTACAGAAGCATTAAACGCTTCTTCATATGGCTTAGCAAACGATACAGCGGAAATCGGTGACGTAGCTAACGTATTTATGTGCGTATCTGATGACTCAACAAAACCAATCATGCATGCTTGGAGACGTGCTCCTAAGACTGAAGGTTGGAGAGACAACGAAGAACGTGCTGATAAGTATCAAGTTACTTCTCGTTTCGGTTTTGGTGCCCAACGTGTTGACACACTTGGTGTTATTTTAACTAGCGGTTCTACATACTAAGGAGAATAACATGGGTTTTGAAATCGACGGTAAAAGAGGCGTAGCTAATTACTACGGTGTTCGTACTACAAACGGTAAGTTTGGTGGCCAACAATCAACTAAAGAAGGTGTTGTAAAATCTGCAATTTGGGATTTTGATTACAATGATCTTCCTAACTATGGTTCTGGTGCTCTTCACTTCCAACTTCCTGCTAATGCAACAATTGTTTCAGCAACATTATATGTTGATGTAGCGTTTACTTCTACATCTACAACAACTGACTTAGATGTTGGTTTGTATACTGCTGCTGGTGTAGCTATTGACGCTGACGGTTTAATTACTGCAGCCAATGCAACACAAACAGCAATTGGTACTGCTGGTAACGTAATTACTGGTAGCGGTGCTTTGGTTGGTAAAACAATTGGTTCATCAGCTGGTGAATTAGTTGTAGCTCCTACAGTTGCAGACTTACTCACAGGTGCTGGTCGCATCGTTGTTGAGTATGTTTATGACAAGAACTAGGTAGCAAACTGGGTATAGCCTCTACATAGGTAGGGGCTTTCCCTTTCTCTAAGGAATTCTAAATGACGATACAGCACAAATTAATTACAGATCCAGACATCCACGAACCAAAAGGGGTTGCAACAGCCTCTGCAGGTAAGGCTTATGTAGCCAATGGAACAGGATCAGGTTCTTGGGAATACCCATCAGGTAAAGTACACGGTGAAATCTATATAGATGCTGGCGTAACGTCACAAACTCTTTCAGGATCTTCTGCATATGCTAAACTCAATCCAACAGGTGAGTGGACAGCAGGAGTATCTAACATATTAACTTTAGGTGCAGGCACTGGTATTATTACATTAACTCAGGCTGGTACCTATATGATCAATTTCTGGTGTCAATTTAGTACTGCTGCTATTGCTTCAGGTACAGTCTATAACTTTAAGTATAACTTAGATGGTACAAATAGTAGTAGAACTTTAACTGTAGCTAAAACATCTAATGGCTCTGATAAACTACATATCTCAGCTACAGGTTTAGTAACAGCTACAGCTAATCAGGTATTATCTATGTATGTTGGTGGAGATGGTACATCTTCTTCAACAGCAATCACAGTTATTGAAGCAGGTTTATCTGCTGTTAAACTATAGGAGTACATCATGGCTAAGATGACACTACTTGAGATTGTACAAGACATTATGTCTGATATGGATTCAGACGAAGTTAACTCTATTAATGATAGCGTTGAATCTCTTCAAGTAGCTCAAATTGTTAAATCATCTTACTACAATATTGTAGATGGTAAAGACTATCCATGGTTATATGAATTATTTCAACTAGGTACTAGTGGTACTGTTTCTAGACCTACTCATATGAGATTACCTGAAACAATTATAGATCTTAAATGGATTAAATATAATTGTGCTAAATCTGGTGAAACTCGTAATAGATTTACAAAGATTGAATATAAAACTCCTGAAGAGTTCTTAGATATTACTGATCAAAGATTAAGTACAGATTCTAAGATTACAGTAGTAACCGATTCTACAGGTATTAAGATCAATGTTTATGATGATAGAGCTCCATCTTATTTTACATCTTTTGATGATGACTATTTAGTATTTGATGCTTATGACTCTGCTGTAGAGTCTAGTTTACAAAATAGTAAGACTCAATGCCATGGTAAACGTTCTGTAGTATTTACTCTATCAGATACATTTACTCCAGATCTACCAGTACAAATGTTTACTTATCTACTTAATGAGGCTAAGTCTGCTTCATTCTTAACTCTTAAACAATTACCTAATGCTAAGGCAGAACAAATCTCAGTAAGTCAAAAGCGTAAGATGAGTCAAGAAGCTTGGAAGATTAGTAATGGTATTAAATATCCTAACTATGGTCGTAAACCTAATTCAAGAGGACGTTACTAATGGTAATGCTAACTAGTAATACTCCAGCATTTATTAACTCTCAACAGTACTCGAAAGGAAAGAAAAATGGCAGAAAAGTGGATTCAAAAAGCAATCAAAAAACCAGGAGCGTTAAGAGAAGCTCTAGGAGTAAAAAAAGGTAAAACAATTCCAGCAGCTAAACTTGCAGCTGCAGCTAAGAAACCAGGTAAGATGGGTCAACGTGCTAGATTAGCTCAAACTCTTAAGAAAATGAAAAAGAAATAATGAAGACATACACAACTCCTAACGGAAAAGAAATACAGATCTATAGAGATAAAGTTTCTGCACAATACAAGATTCAGTTTGGTTCTGGTGGTGAATTACCAGAAGAGTTAACTGGTATCTTTACTAATGAAGTCTTTGCTGAAACAGCTATTAATAAGTATTTAGAAAAACAAGAAACTAAAAAAGTAAAACTCGAATCTAAGGAGTAGTAATGGCTGTAGGTAATGAGAAGATCTATAGATCATTTACCAAGGGATTAATTACTGAGGCTAGTCCTCTTACATACCCTGAGAATGCTTCTATAGATGAAGAAAACTTCGTCCTTAATCGTAATGGTTCTAGATCTAGACGTCTAGGATTAGACTACGAAGGAGGATATGCTCTCACGTCTACAGGTTTTACTGCTAGTTCTTTAGCTACAGGTAAGCAATCATTTCATAAATGGGATATGCCAGGTGGTGATACCACAGTAGCTATAGGTGTTGTTCGTATTCTAGATAAACTATGGTTCCTTGATCTACTTACAAGTGCTCCTAGTGATAATCTACTCAATGGTGGATCTTCAATAACTTTAGCAGGTCTTGGTGACGCTGATATTGAAACCTCTACAATTAACAATAAACTTATTATTGTTTCTGAAGATCTTACCTATCCTATATTACTTTCTTATAATTCAAGTACCGATACTGTAACTCAATCAACTATTACAGTTGAAGTTAGAGATATCTGGGGTGTAGACGATAATCTTTTAGTTAATCAAAGACCTACTACATTAACAGTTAAACATAAATATAATTTAAGAAATCAAGGTTGGTCTCCAACCGTTCAAACTACTACAGGTGCAGATGCTATTGATCGCACTTTTACTCAATTAGCTGTTTATCCTTCTAATGCTGATCAATGGGTAACTGGTAAGATAACTAATCCTAGTTCAGCTGATTTTGAAAAGTATGATGGTACAACTCTACAAAGAAACTCTACATCTAATTATCAAGTTGCTAAAGGCAGTTATATTATTGATGCTTTTAACCGAGGAGTTGAAAGAGAAGGTAATTCAGGTATAACAGGTTTACCTTTAGATAAAGAAACAGGTGCTTTCTCTACAGTAGCCTCTTATGCAGGTCGTATATTCTATTCAGGAGTTAATTCAGCTATTTCAGGAGGAGACTCAAGATCTCCTAACTATAGTGGTTATGTATTCTTTACTAGTATTATTACTGGAGATGATAAACTAGGTGTTTGTTATCAAGAAGCTGACCCTACAGACTCTAATATTAATGATTTAGTTACTACTGACGGTGGTACTATTCAGATTCCAGAAGCAACTCAAATTGTCAAGATTGTTTCTAGCCAAGCATCACTATTAGTTTTTGCAGATAATGGCGTATGGGAAGTTTATGGAGATACTGGTGGCTTTATTGCTACATCTTTCCAAACAAGTAAAGTATCAACCAATGGTGTTAAGAATCCTAAGTCTATTGTTAATGTTAATGGTAACTTTGTTTACTGGTCTAAAGCTGGTATTTATTTATTAACTCCAGATCCTTCTTCTGGTAGATTTACTGCTAAGTCTATTTCATTAACTACTATTCAATCTTTATTCTTAGATATTCCAACTGTAGGTAAAAACTATTGTAAAGGTTTCTTTGATGAAAAAGAAAATCGTGTTCGTTGGTTATATAATGATTCTGATAACTATGATACATCTAATTATATTAATAGGTATAATAAAGAGTTAATACTAGATCTTACTCTAGAAGCTTTCTATGTAAACTCATTTTCTAGTTTAGCATCTAACTCTCCTTACATAGCAGACTATATTGAGATCCCAGGTTACTCTGTAGGTAATCAAGATACTAATGTATTAGTAGCTACTGATGAAGTTATTATTACTGCTGGAGACGCTGTACTTATTACCGCAAGTGTTATTGCATCTAGAAGTTCACAGTTTAGTTTCTTAACTATAAGAGGTACTTCATTTACTGTATCTAAGTTTAGTAATAAAAAGTTTACTGATTGGGAAACAGCAGGGTCTGGTACAGGTGCAAACTACTTAAGTTACTTAATTACTGGTTATGAGTTATTTGGTGATGTTATGAGGAATAAACAAATTCCTTATATCTTCTTTTACTTTAATAGAACTGAAGATGGCTTTACTGATATAGGTTCATCTTTAGCTATTGATAACCCATCATCTTGTTTAGTACAAGCTCAATGGAACTGGGCAGACTCTGTTAATAGTGGTAAATGGGGTAATCAATTCCAAGCATATAGACTCTTACGTAATTATATACCTAGTGGCTCTGGAGATCCATTTGATTATGGTGACTCTGTTATTGTTACTAAGAATAAACTAAGAGGTTCTGGTAAAACAATCAGTCTTAAGATTCAGTCTGAGGCTGGTAAAGATATGCAAATACTTGGTTGGGGAGTCTCCGCAGTAGCTACAAGTAAACCGTAATGAGTTTAAAAGTAATATATAAAGAAGAAGATAATGGTTTTGTAGGTTTAAGTTATGAACCATTCTTACAAAAGACCATAATGCATTTAGAGTTTAAAAGATGGAACTTAACTGAATGTAGAAGATATAAAAAAGTTTGGAATGTTATTAAAAAAAGTTTAAAAGAATCAGGTTTTACAGAGGTACATAGTTTATGTGACTCTGAAAGAGCAGTAAAATTTAATAAGTTTTGGGGATTTAAGGATACTGGGTTTATAGCTCAGGTAGAAGATGGTTATAGATATATTTTAAAATTGGAGTTATAATTATGAAACATAAGAATGTAAGGAAAGTAGGATATGGTGGTGCAGTAGCAGCAGTAACTACTGTTTTTAAAGCTGTATCTCCCATTATTTCTGCAGCTAGTGCAGTTATGGGTGTGGTTAGTTCTCAACAACAAAGAAAAGCTACAACTCAGGCTGCGGCAGCTACTGAACGTCAATCTGATCTACAAAATAGATTAAATGACATTAATGCTCAAAGACAAAGAATAGCTCAAATGAGAGAAGCTCGTATCAGACGTGCTCAAATTACTACAGAAACTACTGGTGGTGGTTTAGGATTAACAGGTACATCTTCATCAGTTGGTTCTATTGGTGCAGTATCTTCTCAAGAGGCTAGTAATATTGGTGCTATCAATACTCAAGCAGGTTTTGGTAAAGCTATTGGTACAGCTGGTACTGAAGCTTACACAGCTATGGGTGAAGCTAAAGGATGGCAAGATATTGGTCAATTATCTGGTAAGGTATTTGACTTATCTGGTGGCTTTGAATCAATGAAAAAAATTGGATCTATTTTTGGTTAAACTAGGATAAATTGATGGAATTCTCTGAAGATTTTGTACTACCTACCATAGAAGTAACTAATAAGCCTGTTCCTGAAACACAGGCTAGTGATGATGCTTTCTATGCTGCAGGATCTTATAGTAATGATCCGATTAATGACTATACAAGAATGTATGGTGAATTAACGCAGGAAGGGTACTCACAATCTTTAGAAGATGCTAAAAAGATGTGGATGAATGAACAGTCTTCTTCTAATAAAGAAGCTGTTCTAGGTCTCATTAATGATCCATCACTATCTAGAGAACAAAAAAGAAACATCTTATCTACATACTCTGTCACAGGATATATCTCTACTGATATCAAAGATAAGTATGTTCAAAGAGCCGCATCAGTTACAATGGGAGATACCCATTTAGATGATTCATCTCAAGATACTAATGTTAACCTATTGCCTACTAAAAAACTAGAGATTGCTTCTAGAAAAGAAGACTATAGTAAAGAAAGTTTTCTTGACTCTGTAATCGAGAACTCCACAGCTATCTGGGAAGGTATTACTCCAGGCCTTATTATCAGAAAACCTGATGGAACTATTGATTTCAGAAAGACTCTTGCTCCATCTCAAATTGCTAAAGATGTAGGAGGAGAACTCTTAGGACTAGCTAACTTCTTTACTAGTATTCCTAACTTCTTAGAGTCTAGAGGCCATGCGTTTACTAGTATTACTAAACAAGCTTTAAATAAAGAGAACATAGACTGGCAAGGTTCCTTAGCTAGAGGTGAAGAATGGGCTGAAACAAGTCCTATCGTCTCTTGGTCTGACTGGAGACTTGAAACTATAGTTAAGAAACTAGGTTTAGAGTCAGAGTTTGAAACTGTTAAGAAAGAGTTTGAAGGATCAGTAATCAATAACATTCAAGGTGGTATTGGAACTGTCGTTCAAAAACTAGATCAAGCTGGTGTAGACTCAGGTAAAACTAAACCAGGACAAGTCCAAGTTATTACTGATGCTGCTATGATCTTTGGTGGTCCTTTATTTAAAGGAGCTAAAGCTCTTGGAAAGAAACTTAAAACTCAATCTGAAACTATTGATGTTCGTCCTGATAGCCCTATTGATAACACAGTAGAAGCTAATCCAGGTGTTGCTGCTCCAATTATTAAAGCTGGTATTGAGGATTCATCAGGTCAAACAGCTACATCTATAGGTGCTGGTGAACCAGGTGTACTCATTCATAAGTACGTTTTACCTAAAACGAGTGAAAAATTCCCTGATGTTCGTAACAATCCTGACTTACATAGAGACATTATTGAATTAAATAAGAAGTTAGAAAACGTTCTAGAAACTACACGCTTTGATCCTAATATCATTAACGTAGAAGAAAGAATGGGTGATATTTCTGCGGTTAATAGAATCATTAACGAAAGAACTGCTCCTACTTACATGCAATCTAACTCAAGAGTTAACGTTGCAGATACTACATTTGAATTTAAAGCTGTCTTTGGTCGTGATAGTAACTACTTATTTAACTCTAGAGAGAGTGTTATTAATGCTTATGATAATTTAAAATCATTAGTTGATACCTTACCTGCAGAAGAAAAAGGTTCAGTATACATTACTGACAGAGTTACTGGTCAAAAATATACTCCTGATTCCCTAAGAGCTGATCCTAAATTTACATCAGATGTAATGGATAATAAACAGTTTGCAGTAGAGTGGGAATATAAGAAAGACTATGACTTACTAGATGTAACTCTTAATGGTCCTGACTCTGTAAAAACTATTCTAGACTTCGGTATTAAGTTTGACATCTCTAAGATTGCTCAAACTACATTTGGTAAATGGATTACTCCTTCTGGTAAGTTTGCACCTTGGATTGAACAAGGTTTAGGTAGACAGTCTGAAAGAGCAGCATACCTATCTTCACAAACTCTTAACATTATCAAGACTAAACTAGGTGATGGTAAACTTAAACCAGAACTAGCAGCAGTAGTATCTGATGCCCTAGATCAAGGTAGAGAGTTATTTACTAAAGCAGAGTTAAGAGCTAAGTTCCCTAAGTTATCTACAGCTGAACTAGAAGCTTTATTCGAGAAACAAGTATACTGGAGACAAGTTAATTACTTTGATCTTGCTCTTACTGATAGAGCACGTCGTAATGAACTATTCCAAAAAGGATACAAACAAGGATTATACAAAGATAATGGCTACATAGGAGCCGCTAGGACTGATTTTTCTTTCGTGGGTGAGGGTAGCCTACCACCTAAATCTGTATGGGATCTTACATTAGACCTACCTGTTGAGTTTGAATTAGACAGAGCTAAGACTGATGGTGTATATAATGTTGGTGGCAAACAACTTGTCCTTCTTGAGAAGTCATTCACTGACGCATCTACTGGTAAGATCTATGAGTATGGATTGGTAGGAGATAGAGTAAAACTAGACGTATTACCACAAAAGATTATTAGAAGAATACCTGGATACTCTCCTATTCTATACAAAGAACACTTCTTTATTGATGCTGTTCCAAACGAATTAAATGTAAATGGATACTTAATCCAAGACAAAACTAAACTAGAAAACTATTCTAGAACTGTGGCAGCTGCTTCTACTAAGTATGAAGCTGATGCTTTACTTACAGAGTTCCAAAGAAGGTATCCTGATCAAAAGGTTACTTTGAGAAAAGCTAGAGAGGAATCTTTATCAGATAGAGTTTCTTTATACGAAGTACATGGGGATATAGTTCGTAATGCTATGCGTAGAGGGGAGCGTTTACCGTCATTAAATGGTCCTGCTAGGATAGAAGATCCTCTTTCAGCTTTAATTAAAACATCTCAAAGTCTTGCTAGAATGGATACAATGAGATCTTACAAAGATGTCTTTGAATCTTATTTCATTAAGAACTACAAAGAATTCTTACCTAGAGTTAGAGAAGGTGAGTTTCCACCTAGAATAGAACTCATTGAACCCTTACCAAGAGCTATGAGTGAGGCTGAGAAAGCTAAGTTTGAGAAAGCCAAAGCAGAGTTTGAATACTACAGCACCATTACTTCTTTTGCAGAATGGTCTGATTCTATTCCTAGTGCTCTTGTTGGTGTAGCTGATGTTCTAGAAAAATATAAAGTTCCAGGTAATGTACTACGTGAGATTGGTAACAAGAATATGATTATCAATGCTCCACAAAGAATAGCTTCTTTATTCTATATTACTCTTAACGTTCCTAGACAATGGTTCGTACAAACACAACCTATCTTTGAAATGGTTGTAGCTAATCCTATTAAAGGATCTAAGAACGTAGCATTAATGCTTGCTACTAGATTAGCTGTACTAGATGATGCTAGAATGTTAAAACCTTATAAGAACTTAGTAAGTAAGTTTGCGCACTCTTCTGTAAAGAACTTAGTAGATAAAGCTGAGTTTGATGCTACAGTTAAAGCTATGAAAGAGTCTGGTTTATTCCAAGGTGTTGATCAAAACTTATTAGTTAATCAAATCTTAACAGATTCTACTAGACCTTTAATTGAAACTCCATTAGAAAGAGGAGTTGCTAATGTTACTGCAGTTCCTAGTGCTACTGTAAGATTAGCTAGAGCAGTTGGCTTTGATGCAGCTGAGTTATCTAATAGAATGTTTATGTGGTTACAAGCTAAGGATTTCTGGTTAGAACAAAATCCAGGTAAGAACTGGAATACTCCAGCAGCTCGTGAGGCTATCTCATATGAAGCTTGGAGATTATCAGGTTCTATGAGTAGAGCAGGGTCATTACCATATCAACGTGGTGCTTTATCATTCTTGATGCAGTTCGCTGCAATCACACAAAAACAATTCCTACTTGGTTTCCAAGAGGGTGGTAGTATTCTTACAAGATCCGATAGAGCTAGACTCTTAGCGTCTAGAGGATTACTATGGGGTGCCTACGGTGTAATCGGTGGTAAGATCCTAATGGATGCTCTAACAGCTACTCAAGATCCTGACATTCTTAAATTAAAAGAAGAGATCAGAAAAGGTGCTTATGATAGAGTTATGAATGGTCTATTTAAAGCCCTTGCAGGAGATGACATTGATCCTAAGATTAACTTCTCTAAAGACATTAACCCATATGGTGAGTCTGGTTTAGGTATTCCTTACATTGATTTAGCAGTAGAGATTGTTAAAACTTTAAATGGTGAAACTAACGGATTTAGATTCCCAGCACTATCAGCTATTGGTCGTATCCCTGATACTATTAATACTCTTAATTCATGGTTAGCTACTAAAGAGATCACAGATCAAAACTTTGGTCGTGTAGTATTAGAAGCTTCTCGCTTTGCTTCAGGTATGGATAACTGGGCTAAAGCTCAGGTAATGCTTGCAATCAATGACAAGATTACTAAACAAGGTAAACCTCTTGGTCTAGAGTCTACTCGTGCAGAAGCATTTGCTCAAATCATAGGCTTTACTACTACTAAAGAAGAAGACATCTGGGCAGCAGCTAATGTTAAGAAAGATAGAACTACAGAAGTTAAAGACATGGCATCTAGTATCCATAGAGAATTAATTAAGATTATTTCAGATCCTGATATTAAGAATGATCCTAATTTAGAATCTACTAAACGAGCTCTTGTTAACAGTTTCTTATCTACTCTACAAGATGATGATGGTACTAAATGGGACAAAGACAAGATTAAAGAGGTCAGAGATCAAATCTGGGAGTTAGATAAAGAAACCAGAAGAACTCTAAAACGTAGTTTAATTGAATATACTTGGACTAAAATGAATAACCAGTATAATGAAAACAATCAAAAACTAGAGAATTTATTGAAAGATAAACAAAACGAATCAACATTTGAGTTACTTAATACTATACACGGAAGGGAAAATCCATAATGGCACAAGAACGCTTTTCACAAACAATGAGTCTACCAAGCTACTCAGCTAATCCTGTATCTAGTAGGGCAGGACTTATATCAAATGACTTATCTAATTTAGCGTTAACTGGTGGGTTTATTGCTGAAGGTGTAGGAGAAATGGTTAAGGCAGGTACAGTAAGTGATATTGAATCTAGCATCAAAGCTAACATTGAAGAATATCAAAAACAAAGTCCTACTTTTATTTCTCAAACAAATTTAGATCTTAAGAATCTGCAAGATAAAGCTGTAGATCCTACAACAAAAGATGTAGAACTACCTGGTATTCTTAAGTCAATTAATGATAAGACTAACTTCTTACAAACTGCTAAGGATCAACGTAGGATCAATGAGTATGAATTCTCTTCTCGTATTAATCAATTGACTCGTGATGCTGTAGCAAAGAACCCAGCTTTTACTAGAGAGATTTTATCTAGAGCTCAACAAACTCTTGAACTAAACAATATCCAACAAACTATTAGAATGGATACTGCTTTGTATGAGTCTGTAAGAAAAACTCAACAAGAAGAAAGAAAGAATTTAAGAGAGTTAGGTGAGAAATTCTTTATCATGGCTCCTAAAGTTAGAGGAGAAGATGGTCAAGAATATCTAGATTATTCTGCTTTAGATACAGAAGTTCGTAAAGCTATGAATGATCAAAGAATAGCTAATAATGCAGAAATGCTTTCTAAGACTCAAAAGAATGTAAGTGAGGTTGAGTTACAAGAACTTGTTAATAACAATGTACATTGGTCTGTTGTTAATAATACTTATAGAAACTCTTTATCTCAGTTTAATACTCTTATGAAAGATCCTAGTGTGCCTCTTGATAAGAAGCTTACTACTATTGATTTGTTAGCTAATCAACAAAAATTAGAGTTCTCTACTAAATTTGGTAAGTTTTATAGCAAGCCTGAGATCAAAGAAGCTGCTGACTTCCTCAATAAACAAATTGATGGTTTAGTAACAGCCTTGAAGAATGATACTTCAGGTAAGAACTTTGCTGAGATTCTTGAAACTAATTCTAAGATCAATACTAAATTATCTGAATTAGAGTTACGTAACATGGGTATTGACCCTGTATATACTAAGACTCTTAGTGATCTTGCTCCATATCTTAACAAGTTTAATCTTAACCCTAAACTAGAGAATGACTTAATTAACTATGGTAATCTTACTGTATCAGGTATCTTGAAAAAGATGCAAGACAATAGTGCTAACCCTAAAGATCAAAACACAGTTAATAATGTATTTCAACCTGGTTCTATTATGTTACAGAATGGTCAGAAACTATCTATCAATGGTGGTTATTTGAACTCATCTATGAATAACATTAGTAAAGGTGATGCTACAGTAGTTCCTGTCTTTAAACAATCTATTGATAACTATATCAGTTATATCAACTTTGATTCTGATTACTTAAGCAATAGAGACAGACAAGTACAACAAAAGAAACAATTTGGTGCTATGGAAGA